CCTGCTCCTCTGAGGAACCTTTTGTACGCAACACGTTTTAAGGTTCTGAAGACCGGGGTTTTCGACCTAAACCCCGTTTCTATCACTACAAACGGCGTAGCCGATACGTTCAGTTGGCCTGCGGTCCAGCGCACGTTCAACTGGTACCTTCCAATGGACCTTGTCGTCAACTTTAACAGCGGCACCACGGCGAGCATCGCCAACGTGGTCGACAACAGCTTGCATATGATCGCATTCTGCGACTACAACACCAATTCACCCAAGATTACCTATAATGCCCGCATTCGCTTTGTCGGCTGAAAGCCCGCCCAAATTTAAACCTAAAAACCAGATAAATATTGAAAATGAGAGGGGGTCACTACGGTTACGCTTACGCCCGTGACATATGGGGGGATGAGGACCCCGTACGTGGGGGCCCCTACTATAAAAATATCAACAACCGGACCAGTGGTTTCGAAGGAATCACTTCTAAGTTCTGGGACACATCGTTTTCTTTTACAACACTGCCAGTATCTCTCAACGCCGCTGACGGCAACACCGGCTGCATCTCTACAGTAGAGCGTGGCGACGGCCCAAACAAAAGGATGGGCCGCGCCTTTCGGATCATCAGAGTCGAACTTCATGGCTCATTTTGCCAACTCCCATTCAGCAGTATTTCAGGTGCTCCGTATGGCAGCACAGCTTACGTCGCAGTCGTGCAGGACACCCAAACAAACGGGGCCGCTTGTTTGTCCCAAGAGATATTCAAGAATATTCTCGGGTCGGAGACTGGGGATGGTTCAGCGACTCAAACGTGCCTCCATCTTAACTTGTTGAACGAGCCTCGATTTCGTATTCTTGCGGAACGTCACATCGACTTTCCCCCGCCCCCCGTCAGCTGGAATGGCACGAACATCACGGCTTCTGGAGACTACAAAGTCTTCCAGATTGATCTTGACACCAATATCAACGTTCATTGCACCGACGGCACCGGGCCGTCCATAGCCAACATTGTCGATAACAGCCTTCACGTCATTGCCTTTGCCAACTCCGGCATTGGCGTGGGTCTTGCCTATAATTGCCGAATTAGATTTGTCGACTAACCCCCCTGGAGGAGTGGCCACGCACGGCGGCCGGAGGCCGACGTGACGTGGCCATCTCCGATCAAAGACCATCAAAAAATTTACTTTTATTTCTTCGTCGCTTTCTGCGAGGCTGCGACGTAAGACGCATACGATCTGCAGATCAGGATAACGTCCTTAGGCGAGATATGCCAGTTGGAGAAGTATTCCTCCAAGTCCGGTTGGTCCTCACTATCCATCTCATCATCGTATCCCGTGTACAACGTCTTCAAGCCCTTCCGCGGTTGCATGAATCTTCTTGCATTCGCGTTCTGAATGCGTTCAATCTCCTTAGCTTCACGATGACGTTTCTTACCACCTGCTTTTACAACGTACCCAACAGGTGTGAGGATCTCATCCTCATCAAACTCGTCATCGGGATCGATGATCTCAGGAACCTTACTATCAGACCCACCATTGTCATCCCCTTCCGAAGAAGGTACAGGTTGAGTGCCTTGCATGAAATCCATAATCCACCCCTCTCACAATATTATTAATAAACAACCCACAATGAAAAATTGTCCCCTACCACTGATTCTATTTTTGGAATTTCCAAAAATAGAATTTCCAAAAATAGAAATTCCAAAAATAGAAATTCCAAAAATAGAAATGAGCAAAAACCAAAAGACGCCAAAGGGCCCCTTCTCACAGGTACCATCCATAGGGATACTTTGACTGCAGTCGGGGCGTAGGGTGTTTGCGTTAGGGGCTCATGCATCCACCTAGGGTAAGCAGTTGGTAGGGTGGGGTTTAGGGCAGGGTCTAGGAGGGCGAAAATGGTTTAGCCCCCGGCAGGGCGGGGGGCGGGGGGCGGAGCCCCCAGCGCATGCATAGGGGCTCTTGCATGCGGGGGTCAACCAGAAGTGGCCGCCTAGTATTACCGGTCACTTCTGGTTAGCACTTCTGGTTTTTAAAACTTTTCATAGGCGCTTGCGACTATGGCTCAAAATAGGAACTGGTGTTTTACCGTGAACAATCCCGAGGACCAGCTCTTCCCCGACGAAGACGGGTGGGCTGTCCATTGTTCATATGTTACATGGCAACTCGAGCTTGGCGAGAGTGGCACTTTACACTTTCAAGGGTACCTTGAATGCGTGGGCAAGAAGAGCGTAGCGCAGCTCAAGACGCTTGATGGTCTTGAGCGTGCCCACCTGGAGGTGCGCCGAGGAACGCAGGCGCAAGCGATAGCGTACGTCCAAAAGGCCGACACCAGAGTGGAAGGCCCGTGGGAATGGGGAACACCTAAGGAACAAGGCAAGCGCAGCGATTTGCTGGACATGAAGCGTCGCCTAGACGACGACAACGTTCCTATCCAGACCCTTTGGGATGAGAACTTCGGTTCGATGATCCGCTATCACCGGTCGTTCAAGGAGTATAAGAGAATCAAAACTCGACCAAGAAACTGGGTTCCTGATATCTATGTTATAATAGGTCCAAGTGGCATTGGAAAATCCCGTTTGGCTCGTCAGATGTTTCCAGACGCATATTGGAAAACTAATTCAAAGTGGTGGGACGACTATGACTCCCACTCATCCGTCATCTGGGACGAGTTCAAAGGCCAGTACCCGTTTCAGGACCTTCTTCGCGTTCTTGATTCGACTCCTCTCCTTGTTGAGACCAAGGGAAGCAGTGTCCAGTACACCGCAGACACCATCTGCTTCACCTCCAACTTTCACCCAAGCGAGTGGTACAATCCCGAGAATATCCACTTTGCCTGGCAAGACAGCCCTCTCAATCGCCGTTTGCGTGAGTTCGGGCATATTATTGATCTTACGCCGGCTCCTGTTCTTGGCTTGATTCCCGGCAGAGGGGATCAACCTATTTTGGGAAATGCAATAAATTTTGTACCTTAATATGGGTCGCACAAAGCAAACAAAGCGCGCGAAGACTAGTGTGAAAGACACAGCTCCTAGAAAGAGGGTTGCGGGGGCAAAGTCTACGAAGAAGTATCTTCCGAAGATGGCGAATGCCAGGAGGAACGAAACCACAGCTGGGTTTCTCGGCATCGAGAAAAAGTTCTATGACACCAATCTCAACGCCGTTACCATTGATGATACCATTGGTCTCACCTCAGGCATGATTGATCCCAGCGCTACGTCCATGATTTCCACCCCGACACAGGGTGATGGCGAGCAGCAACGCGAAGGCAAGCGCATCGTCATCAAGTCCGTCCAAGTCACCGGTGTCGTCTACAACGCCACGATTGAAGCCACTGCTAACCCCCCTGTTCCTTGTACGGCTTTCGTCGCTCTTGTCTTGGATACTCAGAGCAATGCCGCACAGTGCACTTCCGATCAAGTGTTCAAAAATGTGAGCGGAGTCGAAACAGGCATTCCTGCTCCTCTGAGGAACCTTTTGTACGCAACACGTTTTAAGGTTCTGAAGACCGGGGTTTTCGACCTAAACCCCGTTTCTATCACTACAAACGGCGTAGCCGATACGTTCAGTTGGCCTG